AACACTTCAAAATCAATACTAATACCAATAACAGAAATATTAAAATGGAAATAACAGAAAGATTAAAAGAAATAATAAAGCAAGAAACAAACACCAATATAGATATAAGAACACGTAAAAGAGAAGTTATTGAATTACGTTCTTTATATTGTAATGTATTAAAACAATTAAAACCAAATAAAACACTTCAAGCAATAGGTGATACATTAGAATTAAATCACGCTACTGTTATACACGCTTTAAAAAACTATAAGATGTATGAAGAATATAACCCTGAATTAAAAAAGTTTAAAGCAACTATATTAAGTTACTTTACAATAGATAATGAAGCAGAATTAAAAGAACTATCTGAAATTGAAAAGGTAAAACAACAACTTTATAAATTAACATTTGAAAATGATAAACTAAAAAAAGAACTGCAAGAACAAATAGATAGACCAAGATTTGAATACAAAATAATAGATGATTTAAACAACCTTATGAATAACACTAAAGGTACAATACAGTTTGATTTAATACAAGATAGATTAGAAGCATTTTATAAAATGAATAACAATATTAAGATATGATAGTAAAAGATAAAATAACTTGGTGGAAACTATTAATAGTATTTATATCTGCAATAGTTTTAGAAGCAAACAGCATAGCAAGTTTTACTTTTTTAATGGAAAAAAACTGGTACGGGATGGTAGGAATGGTATTTATAAATCCTTTTTTATGTTTACCAATGAATCATTTTACAATAGAAGTCAAAACATTTTACGGAAGATTCTTAATAGCTTTAGCGTTTGCATTAGGTTTTAGCTTAGGAGTATTAACAATTAGACCTTATTTTATTTAGCAAGATATGAAAAATAAACAAGAAAAAATAATAGTAGAAGTATCTTCAATAATATGTGCAATAAATATTATATTAGCAATAGTATTAATAATTAAATCTATACTACAATGATAAAAGAAACAATAGAACCAATGACACCAAAAGAACGTGCTGAAATACTTTATAATAAATACAGCAAAGAATATAACAGAATAGTTTGTTCAGGTAAAATGCAACAGACAGAACATTGGAAAGAAGTAGCAAAAGAATTAGGTAAACTTTATAATAAAGAAATATGAAAAATATATATATAGTTAAATATAGCACAGGTAAATATGAAGATTATAGAGAACATAATATATTTGCTACATTTGATAAAGAAAAAGTTATTGCATATGTTAAAAAATTTAATTCATTAAAAGATAAATGGTGCAATCATTATTCTCAATATAATGGTGATTATAGATGGATAAAAAATTATTTTGAAGAAAAATATTTTCACAAATGGTATATTTTTCACGAATTAAATGATTGTTTCTATGAAGAAATAGAAGTAAGAGTTTAAACAACAATAGTTTTTATTTATTATTATTTAAAATTGAATAATCATTATTTATTTCAAATGGAAAAAGTTAGAGGTGGTGCAAGACCCAACGCAGGTCGTAAATCAAAAGTAGAAGAAGAAAAGGTAAACAATATATTTGTTAAAGCATTAAGCGAACTGTATAATAAAGAAACAGAAGAAGATACTAAAATAGCTTTTGTTAAAGATACATTAATGCAATCACAAAGAGGACAATTATTTATTGCAGAACATATATTCGGCAAACCAAAAGAAATTATAGAAGCTACACACAACGTAAATGATTTTAACATAAAAGATATCTTCAAGGTTGGAAATAGCAATAAATCAGAAATATAATCTATTAGGTTCAGATAGTAGATACTTTGTAATTACAGGTGGAAGGGGAAGTGGTAAATCATATTCCCTTAATTCCTTTTTATTACTATTAACATATGAAGCAGGACACGTGATTCTTTTTACACGTTACACTTTAACTTCTGCAAATGTTTCTATTATACCTGAATTTATAGACAAAATTGATACAGCCGATTTAAGCAACGATTTTTATATAACTAAAGATGAAATCGTAAATCTAAAAACAGGGTCTAAAATCTTGTTTAAAGGTATTAAAACAAGTAGTGGTACACAAACAGCTTCTTTAAAATCTTTAGCAGGTGTTACAACTTGGGTTTTAGATGAAGCAGAAGAACTAACAGATGAAGAAACTTTTGAAAAGATAGATTTCAGTATCAGAACAAAAGGAATCCATAACAGAGTTTTATTAGTATTAAACCCTGCAACAAAAGAACACTTTATATATAAGAAGTTCTTTGAAGATAAAGGTGTAGAAGCAGGAAGCAATTTAATTAAAGGTGATACTACATATATTCACACTACCTATTTAGATAACATTGAAAATCTATCTGAATCATTTATAAATCAAATTGAGAATATTAAACAACGCAGACCTGAAAAGTATAAGCATCAAATACTTGGTGGATGGTTAGATAAAGCAGAAGGAGTTATATTTACAAATTGGACTATAGGCGAATATAAACAAATAGGTAAATCTGTATTCGGCCAGGATTTTGGTTTTAGTAACGACCCAACAACACTTGTAGAATGCAATATAGATACTTCTAATAAACGAATATATATAAATGAACGTTACTACTTACAAGCACTAACAACATCGCAGATATTTAATTTAAATAAACAACACTGTTTAGATAGTTTAATAGTAGCTGATAGTGCAGAACCAAGATTAATTTCAGAACTTCAAACGTTAGGGTTGAATATTGTACCTGCAATTAAAGGACAAGGTTCTGTAACTTATGGAATATCATTATTGCAAGATTACGATTTGATAGTATCACCTGAATCAATCAATCTAATTAAAGAGTTAAATAATTATTGTTGGTTAGAAAAGAAATCAAGTACACCAATAGATAATCACAATCACTTATTAGATGCTTTAAGATATGCTGTTAGTCATCAATTAGAGAATCCAAACAAAGGTAACTATTTTATTTATTAAAGTAAATGATGTCGGAAACTTGACAAATAAATTATGACTTACGGACAAATAATAGCAGCAATACAATGTTATATACATCACGTTAAAGGTGTAGAGGTAGCGATTAATCTACCACGCAATATAGGTGAAATTAAAAAGATGCAACAGATGTACACTATAGCTGCTGAATATTTGAAAGTGTAACATATTTAACACATATTTGTTACATTTGATTTAAATATAAAACATTTGTAAATGTTAAAGTTTTGTTAAAATTTTAAAATAGTTTTGTATTGTTAATAAAGGTTGTATATTTGCGTATCAATAAGAAACAAAAACAATGACTACAACATTTGCAAAATTCAGATTAATAAATCAAAAACCTAATGGTTACAAAGGTTTATATAAAAAATTATTTGCTATTTTAGATAAAGATTCAGTATTTGCAGAATGTGCTGAAGAAGATTCTTATTTTGAAGGTAACGATATGATTATAACTACAACTTGGGGTACATATGAAAAACTACCTAAAGGAATTGAAATTTTAAACTAAAACAAACAAAATGAAAAAAGTGAAAGTAACAGTTAATTATTGCGATATAGAATTTGAAGTAAAAGGATTCTATTTAAAAGGTTCAGATGAAGATTATACAGGAAGCTGTATTGAGGATGAAGAAATATTAATACAAGGTATTGATGTTTATGAAATACTATCTACAAAACAATACAACGATATAATAGATTTAGCAATAGAAGAAATAGAAAGTTAATTTTGTTTTAGATTAGTTAATTTGGTTAAATTAGGTACATAGAAATATGTGCCTTTTTTTTGTTTAATACAATAACGCAAAATAGTTATTAATATAAAAAACAATAATATGAAATTAGAAATAAGCATACCAACAGAATTAAACGAAATTAAGTTATCACAATACCAGGCGTTCCTAAAGATAGCTAAAGATAATGATGATGCTGAATTTTTGAATCAAAAGATGGTTCAAACGTTCTGCAATATAGATTTAAAAGATGTAGCTGAAATTAAGTATAAAGATGTATTAGAAATAACAGCTTCTATAGGTAAAATGTTTAACGTGCAATCGCATAAGTTTATAAACAGATTTAAACTTGGTGGAGTTGAATTTGGTTTTATTCCTGATTTAGATGATATGACTTTTGGCGAATATACAGATTTAGATTCATACATTGGTGATTGGGATAATATGCATAAAGCTATGGCAGTATTATATAGGCCAATTAAAAAGAAAGGTTTAAATAACACGTATGAAATAGAAAAGTATAATGGTAGTATTACATATTCAGATGTAATGAAACACGCTCCTTTAGATGTTGTATTTGGTGCTAATGTTTTTTTTTACAATTTAGGCAACGAATTATTGAAAAGTACGATGACTTATTTGGAACAGAACAAGCAGATGCAGACTATTCTGCAACAGCACAATTTGGAAAACGATGGGGTTGGTATTCATCAATCTATGCTATCGCTCAAGGAGATGTTACAAGATTTGATAGAGTTACCGAACTACCAATTAACCAGTGTTTAACATACCTAACATTTGAAAAGCAAAAAAACAAAATAGAATCTGATTTAATTAAGAAAAAAATATGAGTACATACTACGAAATAACACAAGTAATTAAAAATAAACTACAAGAAGATTTATTTGTTAATACAGTTACAACAGGCGATATATTTAAAGTAGATTTAAATAAACAAACTATATTTCCATTAAGTCATATTATAGTAAATTCTGTATCGTATCAAGGTGCAGTTTTAAATTATAATATATCTATTCTATGTATGGATATTGTAGATGAAAGTAAATCTAAAACTACAGATATATTTTTAGGTAATGATAACGAACAAGATGTATTAAACACTCAATTAGCAGTTGCAAATAGATTCTTAGAAGTATTAAACAGAGGTGATTTATCAGAAGATTACGAATTAGTAAATGGTACTGCAAACATTGAATTTTTTACAGAACGTTTTGAAAACAAAATAGCAGGTGTAACTTTTACTTTTGATATTGCTATTGAAAATAAAATGACCAAATGTTAGAAGTTGAAAAAGTATTACAACGCTTCAGAGATTATGTAATACAACAATCAAGAAGCAATTTAACTAAAGGAAATAAAAATAGTACAAAGGAACTTTATAATTCTATTGATGGTGAAGTAGTAACTGAAAATGGTTTTTCTATTGTAGGTTTTACAATGGTAGATTACGGACACTATCAGGATAAAGGAGTTTCAGGTACATTAAAAAAATACAACACACCTTATAGTTATACAAATAAAATGCCACCTGCAAAAGCGTTTGATAAATGGATAGTTAGAAAAGGTATTGCACCAAGAAATGAAAAAGGTCAATTTGAAGATAGACAAAGTTTACAATATGCAATAGCAAGAAGTGTTTTTTTAAATGGTATTAAACCTTCTTTATTCTTTACAAAACCATTTGAAGCAGGATATAAAAAATACATAGATACAGATTTAATAAAGGCGTTTGGTCAAGATGTAGAAACAATGGTAGATTATAATTTAAAAGATTAAAAAATGGAAGTAATAAGTGCAAGAAGTCCGTTTCAGATAATAGTTGATGAAGTAGGGCAAACAGGAAGTAAAGTAGAATTATTTATTTGGAATAAAGGTACAACAGAACCTACTACACCAACATATATATTAAGTTCTAATATTGCTTCTGCAACACAAATAGAAACTAATTATAATGTATCGCCTTATATATTAGAATATATTAATCAGATAACACCAAGTTATTCAACATCACCTATTGCTGAAAGTAATACAGGTTGGTGTTTTGCAAGAATTAAAAAATATAAAAATGTATCAGGTACTTTTACTTTAATTACTAATGTATTATATATTGGTGTTAATGGATATACAGAAGTTACAGATGGTTTAGACCACGATATTGCATATAATTTAGATTTTGTTTTATTAGGTGTTCAACAAAACGTAAATAATAAAATACAATATTATAATAATATACCTTCATTTAATTTTTTAATAAAACGTGCTCCTGCAAACAATTATACAGTTAGTTATTTTAATTCAGCAGGTACATTATTAAATACCTATCTTATTTTAAGTGGTGGTTCTACAGATTATTTTAATTATAAAGTACCATTAGCTTTTAATAATTCTGCTTTTTGTGAAATTGAAAGTGATGTAGATGGTGTTATGTATAGGGTTTACACAGAAAAAATAGAAGAATGTAAATACACACCTGTAAATTGTATGTATGTAAACAGATATGGTGGATGGCAACAAATAACGTTCTTTAAAGCACAAACTAATAAAATAGATATACAAAGTAGTAAATATAATTTAATGCCTTCTAATATATTTTATAATGCTTCTGAAGGACAGAAGAAATCATTTAACATAAACGGAACACAAACTATAACTTGTAACACAGGTTGGGTTACAGAAGGATATAATAATTTCATCAAAGAATTAATGTTAAGTGATACTATTTTATTAGATGGTAAACCTGCAACAATTAAAACACAATCTTTACAATACAAATCAAATTTATTAGATAAAAATATAAACTATACAATGGATTTTGAATACTCGAATAGTTTAATAAACAATATAATATAATGAATGTAGTTTCACTTTATATTTATACAGATACAACTTCAAAAAGATTAGAATTATTTAACGATGAAAAAATATCTGTTACAAGTGCTGTTTCCAATTTTAATGATTTAGGAAAAATCTATACTGACTTTTCACAATCGTTTACTATACCTGCATCTAAAAGGAATAACAAAACACTATCACATTGGTACGAAAGTTCTATAGATAATGGTTACGACCATCGTAAAAGATATGATGCTTATATTGAGGTAAATTCAGTTTTATTTAAGAGGGGAAATATCCAATTAGAAAAGGCAAATAAAAAGAACGGATTTATTGAAAGTTATACAGTTACGTTTTATGGTAACTTAACACAATTAAAAGATAAATTTAAAGATGATAAATTAAACACTTTAGATTTTAGTAGTTTAAATCATACTTACAACTCAACAAATATAATTAATAGAATAAACCCTACAAGTACAAGTTATTTAGTTAGTTATCCTTTAATTGGTTCACGTAGAAAATTTTATTATAAATCAGGTGCATCACACGAAGATATTACTCAAACTGCAGGTGCTATACAATGGAACGAGTTATTTCCTGCTGTACCTTTATGGAAAGTATTTGAATTTATACAAACTAAATATGGTGTAACATTTACTGGTAGTTTTTTTAGATTAGACCAATGGAGTAAATTATATTTGTATCTTAAAAATGCAGATGCTTTACAATATAAATCAGAACCATTATTAATTGACTTTACATCTAAATCAGGAACGCAACCTGCTTTATTAGATTTAACAACAGATGTTTTATCTACAACTTGGGGTTTTTCTACTTCACCTGTTAGAAGAAATTATGTTGAATTAGTAATTACTACAACATCAACAAATTATAAAATAACTGTAACTGATAATAATTTTCCATTTGCAACATATGATAATTTAAGTGGTAACACTACTATAAATGTTTTAAATACTTCTTTTGCTGATAACCCTGCTACAAATAATTTTAGATTTTATTTCAGTTCTGAAAGTTCATCAAGTTTTACTTCTTATGTAAAATATGAAGGTATTGTAGTTTTTTCTAAAACAATTTTAGTACAAGCAACAAGTGCAAGTCAAACAGTAGTTTCAAATATTGCGATTAAAAACTATGTACCTGATATTACTGTTAATGATTTTATTACAGGTATTATAAAAGCGTTTAATTTAATGATTATTCCTAAAGATGTAAATACATTTGAATTTCTACCTTTAGAAATGTATTACAATGCAGGAAAAATATTAGATATAACAAAATATGTTTATGCAGATGAAATGGAAATAGAACGCCCTAAATTATTTAAGGCAATAAATTTTCAATATGAAAAAAGTAATAACATTTTAAACAACGCTTACAGAGGTTTATACAATACTGAATATGGTGATTTAATTTATACTAATACTAATTCAAGTGAAAGTTCTAATTATGAAATTAAACTACCATTTGAAAATGTTTTATTTGAAAGAGCAACAGGTTATAATTTTGAAACTGCTACTATTATAGATAAAGATTTAAAACCATATACACCAAAACCAATGTTAATTTATAACAATGGAACATTACCTACTGCTTTAAGTGGTTCAGATAGAATATATATTACAACAGAATCAGGACACTCGCATCAAGATAATTACATTAGATTTTCAAATGAATATAATAGTTTGCCAACAGATGCTACATTTTCATATTTAATGACTATGAACTTTGGTGATGAACAATCGCCTTGGTATAATGTTTTAGCACCAAAAGGATTGTATTTTAGACACTATAAAAATTATATTGATAATTTATATAACATTAAAACAAGAGTTATTAAATGTAAAGCATTATTTCCTACAAGTTTACTAAATTCATCTGTTACTAATGGTGCAGGCAAATCATTAGGTATAGCTTTAAATGATAGGTTAGTAATTAGAAACAAAAGGTATATTATTAATAATATGACTACCGATTTAACAACAGGTGAAGCTAATTTAGAATTAATTACAGACTATAGAGGAATAAACGCTGCAAGTTCTGTAGGATATAAATACGCAAGTTACAATGTATTGCAAGTTGATAAAACAGCACAAGCATTAGAAGAAGTTATTTATTTAAATGACTATGATAGTTTTTCTTTAAAAGGTGCAGAAAATTATTTAGTTTATACACCAACATTAGATAATGTAAACGATATTACACTAACAGTTACTATTCCTGCTAATTCAAGTGGAGTAGATAGAACTGATAGAATAGGAATTGAATATTACATAGGTGGTGTTTTACAAAAAACAGAACACATAAATATTTTACAAACAGCAATATGATAAAAAACATTTTAGAATTATTATCACTACACGAACATTACGGACAAAGTGAAATAATAGAAATAGCAAAAGGTAAATATAAATTAGTAACTTCTTGGAAACAAGGTTTTGAACAAGTAAAAAGAAAATGGAAAATAAAGTAGTAAATTTAGAAATAAAATCAAATATAGAAGGTTCAATATCTGAATTAAAAGCATTAAAAAGACAGTTACGTGATACTGCTGCAGGTTCTGCTGAATTTAAAGCCCTATATAATCAGATTGATGATTTAGAAGATAAAATAAAATCTTCACGAAACGCTTCTGCTGATTGGGTAGATAGTTTAGAACAAGCAGGTGGTCCTCTTGGAATGCTTGGTGCAGGAATAAATAGTGCAAAAGTTGCTACACAAAGTTTTGGTGGTGCATTAAAAGCTACAGGAATTGGTTTAATTGTTTCTTTACTTGGTGGTTTAGTTGCAGCATTTTCAGAAAATGAAGGTGCTATGAAAAAAATGCAACCTTTATTAGATGGTTTAAAGAAAATCTTTCAAGGTGTATTTCGTGCAGTAGAACCTTTGTTTGATACATTTGTTGATTTAGCTACACAAGCATTACCATATGTTACAAAAGGTATAGGAATGGTTTATTCTGCTATGATGGCATATTTTACCTTTATAAAAGAATCAGGTGGCGGTGTAATGAAGATTTTAAAAGGTATTTTTACTTTAGATGCAGATGCTATAACTGCAGGTATAGACCAAGTAGGTGGAAGTTTCAAAAAAACACAAACTGCTTATACTGATAGTATGAAACGATTTTCGGAAGGTTCAAAAGAACTCACAAAGAGGGAAAAAGAAGAAATGGAAAAGCGTGAAGAAAACAGAAAAAAAGCATTAGAAAAACAACAAGAAGCTGAAAGAAAAGCAAAAGAATTAAAAGAAAAAAGAGCTAAAGAAGAAGCCGACAGGTTACAAAAAATTAAAGATGAACAAACAGCCAAAGAAATGCAATCTGCTAAAGATGCTATGGCTATTTTAGATAATTTAAGAAAATCAAAAGAAACACCTGCAGAAAGAGAAAATAGGGAATACCAAGAAAAATTAGCAATATTACAAGCTAATAATTTATCTACAGAAGAATTAACAAAACAACATTTAGATAATCTTGCTTTAATAAAAAAATCAGATGATGATAAAAAAGCAGAAGCAGATAAAATATTATCAGATAAAAAAATAGCAGATGCAAAAGCAGAAGCAGATAAAATTTTAGAACAAGAAAAAGCAACTGCAGAAGGAAAAAAAGCAATACAACAAGCTACATTAGCAAACATTGAAGGTGGTATAGGTTTATTAAAAGGATTGTTTGAAGGCAATAAAGATGTTCAAAAAGGTTTATTAATTGCTGAAAGTGCTATGGGTATTGCAAGAATTATTATTGGAACACAAGCAGCCGATGCAGCCGATACAGCAGCAGCAGCTTTAATGGGTCCAGCAGGTGTACCTTATTTAGCTACTAAAAAAATAATGAATAAAGTTTCTGCAGGTTTAGGTATTGCAGCGAATATTGCAGCTACTTCAAAAGCATTATCTGCTTTAGGTGGTGGTGGTGCTCCAAGTGGTGGTGGTGCTACAGGTGGTGGTGGTGCTGCTCCTTCTGCACCTCAATTTAATGTTGTAGGTCAGGGTGGTGCGAATCAAATTGCACAAGGAATGGCACAACAAAATATGGAACCAGTACAAGCATATGTAGTAGCAGGTGCAGTTACAACAGGACAAGCATTGAATAGAAATATCATTAACAATGCTTCAATGGGTTAATGTAACTATAAATAAAAACTATTAAAACAATAATATACTATAAATAAAAACTTGTGCTGTAAAGTATTGATTTTATTGGTATTTTTCGTTAAATTAAAAAACTTTAAAAAAACAATATAGTATATTAAAAACAATTATAATCGTTTAAATCAAATAAAAATCGCTTTAAATTTAAAGTTAATAAAACAAAACAAAATTTAATTTATTTTAATAATATGAAGATAATAGAACTAATAATAGATGAAAGTGAAGAGCTTTCAGGAGTAGATGCAGTTTCAATAGTTGAATTTCCTGCAATAGAATCTAACTTTATTTCATTAAATCAACAGCTACAATTAGCTAAAGTTGATGATGAAAAACGTATTTTAATGGGTGCTGCTTTAATTCCAAACAAGCACATTTATCGTAGAAATGGAAACGATGAATATTATATTTTCTTTTCAGATGAAACAGTACGAAAAGCAAGTGAATTGTTTTTAATGAACTCAAATCAAAACAATGCAACATTAGAACACCAAAAAGAATTAAAAGATTTATCAGTTGTAGAATCTTGGATTGTTGAAGATGCTGATATGGATAAATCTAAAAAATATGGTTTAGATGCACCAGTAGGTTCTTGGGTTGTTTCTATGAAAGTAAACAATGATACTATTTGGAATGACTTTGTAAAAACAGGAAAAGTAAAAGGATTTAGTATTGAAGGTTACTTTGCTGATAAATTAGAAATGTCTTTACAAAACGAAAAAGAAAAAGAATTGATTGAAAAAATTAAATCAATAATAACTAATGCTGAAATTAATAAATAAAATTATGGGAAATAAAACAAGTTCACCAAAAGGTAAAAAACGTGGATGCCTTTGTAAAGATGGAAAATATAGTTCTGAATGTTGTCAAGGCGAATTACAAGAACAAGGAATTGGTGCTACTGTAGGACAACAATCAAGTTCAGTTACAAATGTAGATGGTACAAGAACTATGGTGCGTTCTAATGGTTAATTTATAACAAAAATAAATAACATTAATTAATATAAAAAAATAAAATTATGTCTACTGAAAAAATAGTAATGAATGCTTTGTTTGGAAAAACAGAATTAAAAAGCACTAAAGTTGAATTAGGTAAATTAGATGATATTGAAAAAGCAAAATCTAATGCTTTAGCTAAAATAAAAAATCATTTTAGTAAAAGAGATTCTTGGGGTGCTGAAAGTAATAAAGTTTTAGGTTTAGTTGGAGATGTAGAAAGAAAAGGTGTTGATTTAAAAAAAGAAGCTAATTTATTAGATAAAGAATTAGTTAATATTTATACAGAAATATCTAATTTAAAAAAACAAGCTGATTCTTTAGGATTAGAATTGCCTCAATCATTAAGTTTATTAGATGGAGTTTCTATATCAGCTTATGGAAATAAATTTGCAGATACAAATATAATTGTTGATGAATTTAAAAGTAAACTTAAATAAGTAAATATGAATGTAATTAATGAAATCAAAACGATTTTGGGTATGGAAGTAAAACTTGCTCAAATGAAACTTAAAGATGGAGTTACTATTTTAGAAGCAGATGCATTTGAAATGGAAAACGCTGTTTTTATTGTTAATGGTGAAGAAAGAATACCTTTACCTGTTGGGGAATACGAATTAGAAGATGGTATGATTTTAGTAGTAGCCGTTGAAGGTGTTATTGCTGAAATTAAAGAACCTGTTGCTGAAGTTGAAGAAGCACCTGAAGCAGAAGTAGAAGTTGAAGCACAAGCTGAAGCAGTTGCTACACCAAAAAGAATTGTAGAATCAGTTTCTAAAGAAATGTTTTTTGCAGAAATTGAAAAATTAAGAACTGAAATTGCTGAATTAAAATCAGTAAAAGAAGTTGTTAAAGAAGAATTAAGTTCAGATGTTGTTGTTGAACCATTAACACACTCACCTGAAGTTAAAAACGAAGTAAAACTAAATAAATTATCACCTAATCGCCAAATGACTACACAAGATTTAGTTATGGCAAAACTTTTTAATTAATAAATTATGGCTACTACAACATCAATTACCACTACTTATAGTGGAAGTTTTGCAGGAAAATATGTTTCTGCTGCATTATTATCAGGTTCTACTATTGCAAATGGTGGAATCGAAGTTAAACCAAACGTAAAATTCAAAGAAGTTCTTAAAAAAGTTGCTACAGATGCAATCGTTAAAGATGCTACTTGTGATTTTGATGCTACTTCTACAGTAACATTAACAGAAAAAATCTTACAACCCGAAGAATTTCAAGTAAATTTACAACTTTGTAAAAAAGATTTCAAATCTGATTGGGAAGCAGTACAAATGGGATATTCTGCATTTGATTCTTTACCACCTGCTTTTGCTGATTTCTTATTAGCACACGTTTCTGCTAAAGTTGCTGAAAAAACAGAACAAAACATCTGGCGTGGTGTAACTGCTAATGCAGGTGAATTTAACGGATTCACAAGATTATTAACTTTAGATGCAGCTTTACCTACTGCTAATGAAGTTGCAGGAACTACTGTAACTGCTGCTAATGTTGTTGCTGAATTAGGAAAAATCGTTGATGCTATTCCTGCTTCACTTTACGGAAAAGAAGATTTATACATCTATGTTTCTCAAAACATCGCAAGAGCATATGTACGTGCTTTAGGTGGATTTGGAGCATCAGGTTTAGGTGCTAATGGTACTAATGCTATGGGTACACAATGGTTTAACAATGGTTCGTTATCTTTTGATGGTGTTAAAATCTTTGTTGCTAATGGTTTAGCTTCTAACGTTGCTATTGCTACTCAAAAATCTAACTTATTCTTTGGAACAGGTTTATTATCTGACTACAATGAAGTAAAAGTAATTGATATGGCTGATATTGATGGTTCTGAAAACGTAAGAGTTGTTATGAGATTTACTGCAGGTGTACAATACGCTAATGTAGAAGATATCGTAACTTACGGAATCACAAACGCTGCTAACTAATACTAACTTAGTTTATATAAATAAGGGGAGGTAAAATGCCTTCCCTTTTTTTTTAACTTTTAAAAAATATACTTATGCCTTGCGATATATCATTAGGAAGAGCCGAACAATGTAAAAATTCAATCGGTGGTTTAAGAGCAGCATACTTCATTAATTGGGGTGATGCTACAACAGTAACGTATTCTGCTACTGCAGGACAAGAGGATGTTATTACTGCTTTAGGTGGTGCTCCTGTTGGTTACAAATATGAATTAAAAGGGACTTCAACATTTGAACAAACTGTTACTTCATCAAGAGAAAATGGTACTACATTTGTAGACCAAAAATTAACTTTAAGTTTCAATAAATTAACTATTGCTGATAACAAGCAATTAAAATTATTAGCTTATGGTAGACCACAAGTTATTGTAGAAGATAACAATGGAAACTTTTTTATGGCAGGTTTAACTAAAGGTATGGACTTGGTTACTGCTACTATTTCAAGTGGTGCAGCTATGGCTGATAAAAGTGGTTATTCTATGGAATTTCAAGGAATGGAACCTGTACCTGCAAACTTTGTAACAGGACCATTAACAACTTCTATATTAGCTTCAATTATTGAAGGTACTGTAGCATAATATTATTATTTGTTTTTTTTTAAAAGGGGTGCTATTTATTTAGCATCCTTTTTTGTTTTAAAACAATTTTGTATTTAAATTATTAATATATAAAAATAGTTTATGATAATTTTAAAAGAACAAAACACAGCACAAAGCATAACTTTCATACCACGTGAAATGAATGCTACAACTATTGTTTTAAGAAACGAAACTACAAGCGAAGAAACAACTATAGTAGCTGATTTTTATTTATCAGATTATTATATAACTGCTACAACTATTTTTGATTTAAAAGAAAATACATTTTATAATTTAACTATTAAAAATGGTAATAATATAGTTTATAAAGATAAAATCTTTTGTACAAATCAAGCAAACGATGTTTATACTATAAATCAAAATCAATACGTTTCAAACGTTACAAACAACGAATTTAAAATTTATGAGTAATATATCAATAGTAAATTTAAGTGCTTATACAAGCCCTGTAATTCAGGAAAATAAAAAGAATAGTTATATTGAATATGGAAGTGATAATAATTACTTTCAATATTTAATTGATAGATATTTATATTCTGCTACAAATGGTGCAATTATTACTGGTGTTGCGAATATGATTTATGGCAAAGGTTTAGATGCTTTAGATTCTAACAAAAAGCCAAATGAATATGCACAAATGAAATCTATTATTAAAGATTCAGATTTGCGTAAAATAGCTTTAGAACGTAAATTGTTAGGGATGGCTGCTATGCAGGTAGTAATGCAGGGTAAACAAGTTAAACAAGTTTTACACTTTCCTATGCAAACTTTACGGGCTGAAAAATGTAATGATAAAGGGCAAATTGAAGCGTGGTATTATCATCACGATTGGAGTAAAAAGAAGCCAAGTGAAGATGTAAAACGTATTCCTGCTTTTGGTTTTGGTAATGGTAATGAAGTAGAAATTTATGTTATTCAACCTTATGTATCAGGTTTTGATTATTATAGCCCTATAGATTATTCAGGTTCTTTACCTTATGCTTTATTAGAAGAAAAAATAGGTGATTATCAGATAAACGATGTAGAAAACGGATTTAGTGGTACTAAAGTTATTAATTTTAATAATGGTGTACCTTCGGAAGAAATGCGTGATAAAATGAAGCGTGATGTGATGAACAAATTAACAGGTGCAAGAGGTGAAAAAGTTATTATAGCTTTTAATGCTAATGCTGAAAGTAAAACTACTGTTGAAGATTTACCATTAAACGATGCACCTGCACATTACGAATATTTAAGTAAAGAATGTTTTGATAAATTAATTGTAGGTCATAGAGTTACTTCACCAATGTTGTTAGGAATCAGAACTGGTGATGGTGGACTTGGTAACAATGCAGATGAAATTAAAACTGCTACTTTATTATTTGATAATATAGTTATTAAACCATATCAATTAGAAATAATCGATGCTATTGATGAAATATTAGCTGTTAATAGTATATCATTAAAATTATATTTTAAAACAATACAACCTTTAGAATTTGTTGATGTTTCAGGAATGAACAACGAAACAATGGAAGAAGAAACAGGTGTTAAAATGTGTTCACATAATTTATCTACTGAAAGTATTGCAGATGCTTTAATTGAAAAAGGTGAGCAATTAAGCGATGAATGGTTTTTAATTGATGAAACGGAAGTTGATTACGATACAGAAGAAGAATTAGATGCTGAAATAAATGCTTTAAATAATAAAAAGAAAAGTACATTATCTAAAATTTGGAAATTTGTTACTTCTACAGGTACAGCAAGACCAAATATAAAAGATAAAGAACAAGATAAAGTAATTGATGGTGTTCAATTTATTACAAGATATGTTTATAGTGGCGATTTAACAGGTGAACGTGAATTTTGTAGTAAAATGTTACGTGCTAAAAAAGTATATCGTAAAGAAGATATTATAGCTATGGAAAAACAAGTAGTAAATGAAGGTTTTGGAAAAGGTGGTTCTGATACTTATTCTATATGGCTTTACAAAGGTGGAGCTCGATGCAATCATAAATGGTTACGTAGAACATACGCAAGTTTTGAAGGTATTAAAATAGACCCTACAAACCCTAATGCAAAAGCTATTAGTTCTGCTACTGCTGAAAAATACGGATATAGAATTAGAAATGAAAAAGAAGTTTCTATGAAGCCAAGCGATATGCCTACAAAAGGTTACACACAAGAGTATTGGGATAAAATGGGATATACAAATTAATAAGAAATGGCAAAAGCATTATTTATAACAACAAACGATTTAGTTAAACATACTATTATAAATGGTAATGTAGACCCTGATAGCTATACACAATATATTTTCCAAGCACAGCAAGTGCATATTCAGAACTATTTAGGAACTAAATTATACAATAAGATAAACGATGGAATTGTAGCAGGGAATTTAGCATCACCATATACAACGCTTTTAAGCGATTATATTAAAATGATGGTAGTACATTGGACTATGGTAGAATATTTGCCTTATGCATCTATTAAAATAAGTGAAAAAGGTGTATTTAAACATAGTTCTGAAAATAGTACAGTAGTAGATAAATCAGAAATAGATTATCTTATTGAAAAAGCACGTGATACAGCACAAAGCTATACAAATAGATTTATTGATTATATGACTTTTAACCAGTCTTTATTTCCTGAATATAATTTAAATTCAAATTCAGATGTTTACCCTGATAAAGATGCAAATTTTACAGGATGGGTACTATAAAAGAAACATACAAACCAAAAGAAACTAATGTAAAGAAATTAGAAATCTTTTTAAATAAATTAGAAAAACAAAAATCAAAATGAGTTTAAATTTTTCACATATACAGGGCGATACTTTCGAAGCAGTTAATTTTGAAGTTAAAAAAAATAATACAGCAGTTAATTTAACAGGTGCAGTAATTAAAATGCAACTTAAAAAAGAATGTGGTGGTGTACCTATTTTATCATTTACTTCTGTAGCTAATGCAGGTTTAACTATTACAAGTGCTGCTAATGGTTTATTTAAAATAAATAAGCAAATTATAAACATACCTGAATATAATTATTCTTATGATATTGAAATAACTTTTGCCGATGGTACTGTTAAAACTTGGGTAGAAGGTAATTTTGTTGTTAAATGTGATATAACAAGATAGTATGCCTGATAATGTAAATATAACTGTTAATGAAACTACTGAAAATGTAGTTATCAATCCTTCAATTTCAACAGATGTTATAGATGTTAATATATCTTCAACTACTGAAAGTATTGGTATTGCTGTAACGCCTGAATTAACTACTATTAATATTAATTCAGTTACAGGTGGTACAAGTTTAGTTACTACAGTAAATGGGCAAATAGGTGATGTTATTATACCTACTTCTGATAATAACTTTACTAATGCTTTAAAAACTAAATTAGATGGTATTCAGGTAGGTGCAGAAGTAAACGTGAACGCTGATTGGAATGCAACATCAGGTGATTCTCAAATACTTAATAAACCTACAATACCTTCAATAAGTGGTTTAGCTACTACAACTTATGTAGATTCACAAGATGCTTTAAAGGTAGATAAAATTGCAGGTAAAGGTTTAAGCACAAACGATTATACAACTGCAGAACAAACTAAATTAGCAGGAATACAACCAGGTGCAGAAGTAAATGTAAATGCCGATTGGAACGCTACAAGTGGCGATGCACAGATATTAAATAAACCTACTATTCCTTCTATTAGTGGACTTGCTACAACTTCATATGTAGATAGTCAAGATGCTTTAAAAGTAGATAAAGTAACAGGAAAATCATTAATATTAGATACAGAAATTACAAGACTTTCAACAGTTACTAATTTTGATAATAGTGGAAATATAACAGCTTTAGCAGGTAAAGTTGATAAAGTTACAGGTTCACGTTTAATTACAAGTGCTGAATCTACTTTATTGGGTAACACAAGTGGAGTAAACACAGGTGACCAAGATTTATCAGGTTTAGTACCTAAAACAACTACTGTAAATTCAAAAGCATTAAGTTCAAATATTACTTTAAATACTTCTGATATTGCTGATAGTACAGATAAAAGATATGTTACGGATGCTAATTTAACAACTATTGGCAATCAATCAGGAACTAATACAGGTGATAATGCAGTAAATAGTTTATATAGTGGTTTAGCAACTTCAAAACAAGATACTTTAACTTTAACTACAACAGGTACAAGTGGTGCAGCTACTTTAATAGGTGCAACTTTAAATATTCCACAATATAGTGGTGGTGGTGGTGGTGGAACAGTTACATCTGTATCTGCTTTAACTTTAGGAACTACAGGAACAGATTTAAGTTCAAGTGTTGCTAATTCAACTACAACGCCTGTAATAACTTTAAATGTACCTACTGCTTCTGCATCTAATAGAGGTGCATTAAGTTCTTCAGATTGGAATACTTTTAATGCAAAACAAGATGCTTTAGTTAGTGGAACTAATATTAAAACTATTAATGGAAATTCTGTTTTAGGTAGTGGTGATTTAGTAATAAGTGGTGGTTCAAGTCCTTTCACAAAAATAGCAATAGGAACAACAGGAACTATTGTAACAGGAACAACTACTAATACAATAACACAAAGTATATTAATTCCTGCAAATACTTTTACATCAAATAATGGTTTGGATGTAATAGCAAGATTTACAAAAACAGGTTCGGTAGGAGGAGGAAATTATAGAATGTATATTAATACAAGTAACAGTATCACAGGAGCAACATTAATTGCTACATTTTACCAAATAGCAGCAGGAGCTGTTATTCAAACTCATCAAAATTCTCGTTCATTTTTTTATAACGGAACCAATTTGAGTAATAATGTTGGCCCAACTGCTTCAAATGTAACGGATATGATACAAACAACAGTTGCTCAAACTTCAGTTGCTTATAATTCATCAGTTGATTATTATTTAATATTTGCAATTCAATTAACAAATGGTGCAGATAGCTCAGTTATGAATGGATATAGAATTACACAATATGCTTAATATAAAAACAATACAAAATGGATTTCAATTAAATAATTTAATTTATTTATTTGATGGAAAAGCGGAAGTAATTTCCGAAAGTCAATGTCATATTCCAACTAATAATGGAATAATTTTACTTGATATTTCGTGTACAATTAACGATGTAGAATTTTTAAATATAAACGAATTTATCAAAGCACTTAAAATAGAAGAAGATGAGCAGGCAACAATTTGATGTTATTTTAAATAAATTAATAAGCAGAAAATTATTAGTTTTTGTTATTGCTTGTTTTGGTTTATTTAATCAAACATTAACTTCTTCTGATTGGGTTGTTATTGCTACAGCTTATATAGGAATTGAAGGAGTTACAAATATAGTAGAACGATTAAGAAAATGAAACAATACTTTTTAGACTTGAAATTATCACTTTTAACAGGAACATATTTTGCAATATCTTTTGCTAATGTAGATGCTACAATGAAAGTTTTAGCATTTATGTTTGCTTCAGGTTATACTTTACGCAGATGGTATTTAATGGAAAAAAACAAAAACAATGAAACTAAATAATAGTGGTTATTTACTTATTACTGAATTTGAGGGTTTTAGTGCTAAACCTTATTTATGTTCTGCAAAAGTACCTACAATAGGATTTGGAAATACCTATTATCCAAATGGTACAAAAGTAACTTTATTAGATAAAGAAATAACAAGAGTACAAGCATTTGAAATGTTTAAACACATAGCTGATAAATTTGCAAGTAAAGTTTCTAAATTAGTTACAAGTCCTTTAAATCAAAATCAATTTAATGCTTTAGTTTCATTAGCATATAATATTGGAATAGCAGGTTTTACAAATAGCACATTATTAAAAAAAGTAAATATTAACCACAATGATAAATCTATTGAATTAGAGTTTTTAAAGTGGAATAAAGTAAATAAAAAAGAAGTACCAGGTTTAACAAGAAGAAGATTATATGAAAGCAAAGTTTATTTTTCTTAATATCATATGTGGTGCAGTTTTATTTTCTTGTGCATCACGCAAGGTAGATGTTAAAGTTCAAAAAGTAAAAAAAGATAGTTTGGTAGAAACTAAAATAGATTTAACTGAAAATAAAGTTAAAGATTCTGTTGTAGAAACTAATATAAACAAAACTGTTTACTTTGATGAAATTATAATTAAACCTATTGATAGTTTAAAAGAATTTATTGTAGAAGGTAAAACATATAAAAACGTTGTTTTAAGCTATAAAAAAACTAAAACTAATACTTTATATAACAATAAACTAAAAGTATCAGAAAACACGTTAAAACACGTTAAAACTGAAAGTAAAGTAAAAACATCAAGTAAAGAAAACATTAAAGAAAAGCAAATAGATAAAAAAGCTAATTACTTTATTTATTTGTGGTTTATTTTAGGAATTATAATTATATATTTAATATGGCGAAGCAAACGATTGTTCTTGTAAAAGTAGATAGTAATATATCAAGACCAAATATTCATAGTAAAAATAAAAGTAGTAAATTAAAATCTTCTAAAAACTACAAAAAGCTATACAGAGGTCAGGGAAGGTAAAAAGCATAGCTATCCCTATTATATTTTGCTTTTTTTATTTTATATTTTAAACTTTTTTTGTTTATTTTTTTTATACTTATTTAGTTTTTTTTTATATATTTTAAAAAAGTATTTTGCAAAGTTACAGGATATTTTTGACAAAATTGCAATATTTTAAATTTACTTTTTAACAAGATTGTTTATATCTTATTTTAAACTTTGCAATATGAAAAAACCAACACGTAAAACGTTAGTAACAAAATTAGATACTATCTTTAGCCAGTACATAAGGCGTAAAGATGCTATTAATGAAATTGCTACTTGTGTAACTTGTGGTAAAAAAGACCATTATAAAAAGCTGCAGTGTGGTCATTTTATGTCACGCTCACATTATTCAACACGTTGGGATGAACGTAATGTAGGTGTTCAATGTTATGGATGTAACATATCACGTTCAGGTGAACAATATAAATTTAGTCAATATCTTGGTAATAACTTATCAGAAGAATTACAAATTAAATCAAAGCAAATAGTTAAATTTGCAGATATAGATTTAATAGAGTTGATAGACTATTATACCGAAAAAGTAAACACTTTGTAAAGTTTCTTGTTTTTCTTTGTTTCTAAAGACCCTGTATTAATAGTGCAGGGTTTTTTATTTGTTAAAATTTTGTTAAAGTTTTAAATCATAGTTTTTTATTCAAAATACATTTATATATTTGCCCTATAATTAAAAACAAAAAAACAAATATTATGAAAACTTTAAAAGAACATTGGTCAGAAAGATTAGGTAAATTACAAATTAAAAATTTACAAAACGAAAGAATGCAAATTGGTACTAACCACTCTTGTACTCGATTTAAATTAACTCAATTAGCAATTAAATTTAAACTTTAAAAAATTATGAAACAAACATTAAAAAATTTCGGATTAGCTCTTTTATTATGGGCAGGTTTATTTACAATGCAATTATTAATTAGTAACTTTATTTAAGATGAAAGATTTATTAGACTACAACAGATTTAGAATGGAAGCGATGCAGGAACAAATTTGCAGATTAGAAAGTCATATTCAAGTATTAGAAACTTATATATTTGAATTAGCAGATTTAGAATGTCCTGATGAATACAAAACAATAGTTAAAAAAGAAATTTACAACTCAAAAACCAATTAAAATGGAATTAGTATTAAAAACACTTAAAGAAAAAAAATTTTATTTAGAACATAATTTAGAAGATGATTGTAATAAATTTGAAGATTGTCCTGATATAATTAAAAGATTAAAACAAAATATTAAAGATTTTGAAAAAGCTATAGATACGATAGAATTATATATTAATATTAAAAAACATTAAAATGGAAACAAAAGAATTAACATTAAATCAAAAATTATCTTTAATTCAAAAAGAATTTAAAGCAAGTAAATCAAAGTTTAATAGCTTTGGAAAATACAATTTTAGAAGTGCAGAAGATATATTAGAAGCACTTAAACCATTTAACGAAAAGTACCAAGTGAATTTTACAATTACAGAAAAAATAGTTCACGCAGAATTTAATCAATTTCCAATATTATGTTCTACAGCTTCTATAAACGATGATTTAGACACTATTCAAGCTACTGCTATTGTAGGTATAGATTTAGAACAAAAAGGAATGCAAATGCCTCAAAAGTTTGGTTCTGCATCTTCTTATGCTAAAAAGTACGCATTAGGTAATTTACTTTTAATTGATGATACACAAGATTCAGATGCAATTAATAAGCACGATAAAGAACCTGCAACAGATGATTTAAAATGGTTAAATAAAAACACACCTGAATTTAATAAAGCTATTGAATATCTAAAAAATGGTGGTAATATTGCAACAATAGAATCTAAATACAAAATGACTAAGGTAGTTAAAGATGAATTGTTAAAAATTAAATAATATGTTAAAATTAAAAATAGAATTAGGAGAAGATTATAAATTAAATTTATCTGCTAATAATATGAATGAATTAGTTGATAAAATTATTGAATGGCAATTATGGGAAAATCAACCTTTAGAATTATTTGAAAAAAAGGGTGTATTAGAAAAAGAAAGAAAATGTAATTGGTATTATTTTAAAAAATGAATTATTAAAAGTCAAGTAAATAAAACTGAATAGCTGACAGCAGTAAAACAAGGTAGGCAAATAAAAACAAATAATATGAGTGCATTAATTAATGTTAGTTTAAGAGTTGACAAATTACCAAAAGAAAAATTTGTACAAGGTAAAGATGGAGCAGTTTATTATAACTTTACAGTTGCAGTAAACGATGAATCTAACCAATGGGGGCAAAATGTTTCTTTAACAGATTCACAAACTAAAGAAGAACGTGAAGCAAAAAAACCTAAATCATACTTGGGTAATGGTAACGTAATTTGGACTAATGGAACTATCCAATTAGCAGAAAAGAAAGAAGGCGTTGCTACTAAAGAAGTAGTAGGTGATGATTTACCTTTCTAAATTTAACAGGGTAGTGTAAAAGCTACCCTTTTTTTAAAACAAAGAAAATAATAAAATGGATATAGAAGCACAAAGGTTGCTAATGCAAATGTTTGAAGAAGATTGTTTAATCAATCCGTTAGAAAAAATAGAATATCCTAAACCTGCAATATCATTTGGCACAAAAAGTTACGATACAAAAGATGGTTCAAAAGAATATCCTGTACCTTTAGGGACTTATGGAAATTTTAGCTTTGTACAAGCACCACCAAAATCAAAGAAAACATTTTTTGTTAGTTTATTATCTGCTATTTATTTATCAGAACATTTAGAATCGTTTTGTGGCGAATTAAAAGCAAATAGGGAAAACCAACACTTAATACATTTCGATACAGAACAAGGTAATTTTCACGCTCAAATGGTATTTAAACGACCATTGGATATGATTGCAAAAAAAACTGATAGATATCATACATTAGCATTAAGGCAATTATCATTTAAAGAACGAGTTGATTTTATAGAATATTACCTTTATGACAAATTAGAAGCAAAAGAAATAGGTTTGGTAATTATTGATGGTATTGCAGATTTATGTAGCGATGTAAACAACATTGAGGAATCAAATGCAGTAGTACAAAAGTTAATGAAATGGAGTAAAGAATTAAATTGTCATATAGTTACTGTTATTCACTCAAATTTTGGTTCAGATAAACCTACAGGTCATTTAGGTAGTTTTTTAGAAAAGAAAGCAGAAACACAAATACAATTAGAATTAAATACAGTAAACAAGGGTTTAGTTACAGTATCTTGTAAACGAAGCAGAAACGCACCATTTGAAAATTTTAGTTTCAAAGTTAATAGTTTTGGTTTACCACAAGTTGAGGGTGCTTTTTACGACCCATTAAAAGATATATTTTAATATGAATGTACTATCATTATTTAACGGAATGAATACTGGCCGACAAGCATTAGAAAATGTAGGCATTAAAGTAAATAAATACTATTCAAGCGAAATTAAACCTTATGCTATTGAATTAACACAATATCATTTTCCTGATACTATTCAAGTTGGTGATGTTACTAAATGGAAAGAATGGGATATAGATTGGAAAAGTATTGATTTAGTTTTATCAGGTTCACCTTGTCAAGATTTAAGTGCTGCAGGAAAACGTGCAGGTATTAATGGAAGTAGAAGTAGTTTGTTTTTTACATTTGTAGAAATATTAGAACATATAAAATCATTAAATCAAAGTGTTTTATTTTTGCAAGAAAATGTAGGAAGTGCATTAAAAATAGATATTGGAATAATGAGTAGAGCATTAGGCATTTATCCTGTAAGAATTAATAGTAGTTTAGTTACAGCGCAATTACGTGATAGGTATTATTGGAGTAATATTAGAACAAAGGAAACAATGTTTGATATAGTGACAGATATACCACAACCAAAAGATAGATATATAATGTTTAAAGATATAATTACAAGTGGTAAAGTAGATATTATTAAACATAGTTGTTTAAACACAAATAGTGGTGCAATGGAAAATTCAAAACAAGAATATTTATTACATAGAAATGCAACTACAGGAATGATTACTTTAATTAAAGAAAATAATTTAGTTAGAACTTGTAACAAAATTGAAATGTGTAGATTACAAGGTTTTCCTGATAATTATTGCGATATACTTTCAACAAAAAAAGCAGGTAGTTTATTAGGTGATGGTTGGACTTTACCAATAATAGAACATATTTTTTCATTTATAAAACAATAAACAATGCAAACAACAATTAAAACACATTTAGAAGATTTACAAACTTCTGCAACAAGAATGCTTGTATTAAATTCAGATAATAAAATGTTAATAAGTTATTTTAAAGACTTAACAGAAAAGTTAATATATTTACAGGAGTTAGTAGAAATGGATTCTAAATATAATTGGTTAGAAATAGAAAATATAATGAACTTATTAAAAGAGCAAGATTCAGAACTAACAAACATTAATATTAATTTTAAGATTAAAGAAATAACAACAGAAAAAAAAGAAGCATTTTTAACAATTAAAAGTTTATAGTATGGAATTATTTATAGTGATATTAGTAGTTATTTTAGCATTAGTATTTTTAGCAACAAGTTTTTTTGATTGCGATGTATTAATAACACCTGTTAAAGGAGTAATGTTTGGTGCTTTGTATAATGATGATGTTTACGATACTGAAACAGACCACACTATACAAATACTAATATTATTTATTTCATTTAACTTTTTATGGACAACTTCAAATGGATTGAACAAGTAGCAAAACACCATAAGGAATGGGTTAAAACAATCCAAAAACTTGGTGAATACGATTATGCAGAAGATATAGTACAAGAATCTTATATTGCTTTAATGAAGTATGCAAATGCAGAAAAGTTAATAGATGATAAAGGAAATGTACGAAAAGGATATATGTTTTTTACGTTACGTTCTTTATTTTATCAATACTACAATAAAAAGAAACTTGTAAATAAAGTGCCTTTTGATGGATGTTGGGAGCTATTTGATGATTCCAATATAGAAGAACATAATGCTTATAATGATATTTGTTTAATGATTGATGAAGAAATAGATAATTGGCATTGGTACGATAAAAAGTTATTTAAACTTTACAGAGATACAGATATGTCAATGCGAGATATAGCTTCTGAAACAAATATTAGTTTAATATCAATATTTCACAGCATAAAAAACTACAAAGAAATACTTAAAAACAAATTTGAACGTGAATACCAAGATTATATAAGAAACGATTACAATAACATTTATTAATTAAAATTTAAAATTATGGCTACAAAAAAAGCAAAAGGTTTAGGTGATACAATAGAACAAATCACAGAAGCAACAGGTATTAAAAAAGCAGTAGAATTATTTAGCAAAGCAACAGGAATAGATTGTGGATGCG